ATCATCTTCACCGATAAAAACACTTTTTGGAAAGTCTAGTTGTGAATAATAATGTTCTAATCTTTCTTGGTTATTCACTTAAGTCTTATCCTACGATTATTATGATTTTCTAATTTAACTTTATCGAGATACTTTTTTCTTTTGATACGTTGATTCTTTGCATTCTTTTTTGATGCAGGTTTTTCATAGTATCTTCTCTCTCGAACCTCTTCAACTGTTCCTGCTCTCTCACAAGCTCTCTTCCATTGTCGAAACATTTGGTCAAAGGTTAATTCACGTGGTTGTTTTCTTTTGTTGTATCTAAAATTAGGTTTCATAGTTTAATTGCAAGTAATAAAAATATTGCAAGCAGGATTATGTTTGCAAAAAACATTAGACCACCTAGAATAGTATGATACCATATCCACCTAGTCTTGTATGCATTTTCTATTGTTAGGTCATCGGGGTCGGGTGTTGCAATTTCATGTTGTTTAAGGTTGATTGAATCTACAACTTTATTTGCAATTCTATCTTCATCTTTTCTTAATGCAATCTTTTGTTCAAGTTCTCTTTCTTCTTTAGAGACCCATAATATTTGCCACCACTTGTTCATGTCGTTCATACCTCTTCAAGGTTTCATAATTAATTAATAAAGGTGTGTAGTCGCCCCTCAACTTTACAGCAATCCCGCTCTACACCAATTAACCCGCCATTACGACTGTTAATTTTTCCCTTACTAGGAAGTCTACTTATCTTCATCTATTTCCACGACCTAGTGTGAAGGGGTGACTTACGTCACCCCGATTCAAATTAAGACTCTGCAAGTTTCTTAAAGTAATCCATTGCATCGTCATCAGTGTTACTCTCTGCACTTGCAATTGCTGGTTCAGCAGTTGTAGTTCCAGTGTTAACATCTGACCATGGTAACTCATCAACATCTTCTGCAATTGATTCTGCAGTTGATGTAGATACACCACCAGTTAGTCCAAGAACTCTATCGAGTTTCTCTTTTAACTCATCATAAGTTTTAAACTCACTTGGTGCAATAATTCCTTGCAGTGAATGAGTTTGATTATTTATATCATTTAGTTGATTTTCATCATCAAAAAGTGGTGCTGTTGATTCGAACTCTGACTTGTCATAGTTCCAGTAACCGTCTACCTTTCTAATTTTGATTTTGAAGTTTGCACCAGTCTCTCTTAAGTCGAATGGATTAATTGCAGCTTCATCTTCAAATGCAGGTGAGATTGCTTCTTTCAACATCTCAAAGATTTTTTTACCGTATCTGTATTTAAATACTTTACCTTCATTGTCGGGATTTTTTGGGTCTGAAACAACATAGACATTAGACACATAATGTAAACGTCTTTTTTGTTTACGTGCAATTTCTTTGTTTGCTTCGATACCTGTATTCCACAATTGAGTATTGTATTCAGATACTGGGTCTTTTTTGTTGAGAGTAGTCAAAGACTTCTCTATATACCATCCGCCTGGGCCTTGGAAACCGTGGTCGAAATAAGATACCCATGGCATCTCTTCCCCTTCGGGTGTTGGTAGGAAACGAACTACTGCATAACCGTTACCTGTTTTATCAAGTTCGGGTTTCCACATAGTATCATCGGAATAGGACTTTTTTTCTCCTTTAGTTGGGGAGGCTGATTCCATAGCAGCCCTTAATTTATCTAATGCATCATTTGACATTGTATTCTCCTATTGTATTAACATTGTATCGCATTGTATTCGGACTCTAGACCTTGACCTAGAATCCACCTTTCACTATTTTCATAATAAGTAAGTTTATTATACTCCACTCTCTCAATTTCTGCAAGAGGGTTTTGAACATAAACTTCACTGTTATTGAACTCCTTTAAGAGTGCAATAAACTGTGACCGTTGTGCAGAGATAACTCTACTTTCGATGTTATATTTATGTGAATAATTTTTACTACCTTCATAAACATTAGAGTAATTATCTCCAAGTAGTGCATCGAATCCATATAACCTAATCATGGGTTCTTTGTTTATTAGTGCATAACCCAATGCACTCATTCCACAAAATAAATTCTTCAATTGTGGATGACTGTAAGAGATGATTTCGTTAGGATATTTTAATCCTACAATTGTTGTGACTTCGTCATCTCCTTGAACTAGTATATGAGTGTCATCATCTTTAACTGATGTGATGACTCTATTGGTAAAACTTTGTTGCATAATAGGTAAGTGCATAATCTCTATGGGTTCTATTTCACCCATTGCAACTTTATTGTTTAGATAATACTCCGACTCAATAACCTCTCTATGCATCGGTATGTCGATTGTAAACAATAGTTCGGGTGTTGCATCACGATACACTGCATTACATCCCCACCATCTATCGAATGATGATAGTAATGCACCTTCTCTTGATTTTCCGTTTCCTACTATTGTGAGCATAACTCTATAAGTTTTGTTTTAAATTTTTTAGTGTCTGCTGTTATAAATGATTTGTATTTGTTTATTATATTGTGTATCTCGGGATAGATGATTTGTTCACTAATAAGGTTTCTCCAATCTTTTGTGAACCCAATAATCTCATCCATAATACACAAGGTTTCTAACGATATATCTTTTGCAAGATATTTTTTAAGAAGTAGTGGATGTTGACCACCGTTCACTTCTAATAATTTGTTTATAGTTTTTCGGTGCAACACTTTAGACACTTCTGTTTCGAATAGGTAAGTAATCTTTTGATTTCTATTCTTCCATTCTTTGTATCTTTTCTTGCACTCTTCATCTAACAAGTCACCTACCCAGTAATCTTTAAAGGATAAGTTTGCAATATAGAAATCTTGTAATTCGTTTTTATATGTTCGGTAAAGTTTACCAAACTGATATTTGTCTTTTCTTTTGATGAAAGATTTGATGTCACTTTTGACTTTACCGTTATAACGAATAAAGTCATAATCCTCGGAATGAAAATGTAATTTTATCCCAAGGTATAAAGTGTATGCATCATAACCTTCTCGACTCAACCATTTCTCCTATCGGTTTGTTGTTTGATTATACGCTTTAATTCTTCCTCGGTATACCTAGGTTTTTGATGTGTTTGTGGTTGTGCCATATTAAGTAACTATTTTTGGTTTAGACGGAACTTCTATTCCTGTTACTGCAGATTTGTGTGCAGTTTTTACTCTCTCGTTTGATGGTGTAACAAAAATTATGTTATCGAAAACAACTTCTGTAGGACTCTCGTCACCTGTTGCAGCTATTCCTTTTGAAAATCCCATCTCACCTGTTTGAGGATTTTGTACAATCATTTTGGGATTGTTTAATACAAGTTTTTCATCGTATGATTCAAACTCACCTACATACTCACCACTGAATGTGACGACTGATACTATATCACCTTTTTTCATAATTACTCCTATTTATTTGAAGAAACTTGTAATAGTTCCTTTGGTATTTTTTCCTCTATCAATGAGGTTTAATTGTTTTGCTTCTGCTTCTAGTTTTTGTTTGAGTGGGTCGGACAATAATCTTTTTGCACCTTCGGGTTCTAGATTATTATCTTCACATACTTTTATGATTGCACCTAACACATCTACTTGAATTGATGATTTTTTAGAGAGTAACCTTTCTACTTGTTCTGTAAATTCTTTTTTGCTAATCATATTATCTTCCGTATAGATTTCTATATTGGTCTCTTAATTTTATAAATTCTTTGAGATATAATTTTGGTTGACACTCAAACAATTGAAAGTGTCCACTTTCTAATACTACCATTGCAGTTAGAGCTTCTACCTTTTCACCTGTCATCTCTTCTAGTGCTTCTGCGTATGCAGTCATCTGTAAAAAATAGTTTTGTGCGTGTTCATATTCTTTGAACTTTGAGGATGTTTTAAAATCTATAATACAAAGTTGTTCTTCAAAGACACCGATACAATCGACCCGTCCTGCTGTTTGTATGTTGTGAGATATTAGAGGTGCTTCCAATACAATGGGTAATATCTCGTCTAATACTGGTTGTATTGCATTGAACATAGAACTTTCTAATGGATTTTCTAACACTACCTCTTCTTCTGCACGAAGATAGGTTTCTATTAGATTATGAACTCTAGTTCCCCTGCGAGCTGCACCTGTTGATATACGATTTGCAGTTTCCTCACCAACTCTTTGTCTCCACAATTTTATATGTTCTCTACTTTTGAGACCAACTATGGTTGTAACACTTGGATAAGGTTTACCATCTTCTGTGATATAGTGTCGACTCCCGTCATGTGATTCTGTGCTAATTTGAATAGACTCTAAATCTTCGAGTCGATAAGGATAATTCATAATACTATTTTACTTCTTTTTGTTTTGAATTGCAACATGTTTTTCAACAATACTTCTAGTCTTTGCATCTTTGATAGATTTATTGTTACCATGTCTTTTTGCAAGATTGCTTTCGGGATGTGCTTCTGATACTTTACTTAACACTTCTTTGAAACCTAAATCGGTTTTGACTCTGTCACCATAGCCACCAACTGTATCGGGTGCAGATAAAATAACTTGTTTTAAATGTGGGTTATCTTCTTTGAATTGGTCGAGGTCTTTGTAAGACATTTGATGTTCTTCAATTTCATCAGTTTTATTATTTAAAAAATCATATCTCATGATATATAATTTGCATTAGTATCGTTTTCTAACATAAAGTGTGGAATCTCTCTATTAGTCCATTTTGCAAATGCACTCTTGTATTCTCTGTAATATTTATGGTATGCATCAAGAGGTTTATGTGCTTTGACATCATCGGGCATTGCTTGTGGAACTTCTGTCATAGGTGCATCAACCATGTTGTCGGGTAAATCACAAAGTATATCTCTTAAGAGTGAATCTGTTTTATGGACTTTACCATATCGATACGTATATTCGTCACACAATGCACAAAACAATTCATATAGGTAAAAGTAATTACCACTTGTAAGTCTAGCCCATATTGCACTAGGATGATTGATATGAGATGCTTTGTATAGTAATGCTTCTTTGTAATTACCATCCATTCTCCATCGTCTTATCCTACGATTATTAATAGTCCTATCTTCGTATTCAGTTCCGTCTAACATACGATGAGCAGTTGACATAAGTTGTGCATATTCAATAATCATTTTGACAACATGTTTGTCACAATGTTGTTCTGCACATTCTTTTGGATTTTCACTCAAGTAAAATACATTCATAATGATTTAATATCCACTAAAATTTTTTCTACGTTTACCCATGAAAGATGTCCAATAACATCTTCAGTTATACCACTAGTATAACATAATTCTTTTCCTTTGAGAACCCCTAATTCCCATAAACCTTGTTCACCACCATATGAGTAATCGTGTTTGATTACACTTGCACCATAACCATTTGGAAATGAATACACGTGTTGCACTCCACCATGCACATAGTTAGTATCCTTAAGATACTGTCTGAAACTTTCTACTCTGTCATACATAATATTAAAATTTATCTTGGTCTACTCCACGAGTATTAAAATTACCTTTTGTTCTACTTTCCCTATAATCAAAAGGAACTGATACAGCAAATGGATTTGATAATCCAGTTCCTACCCATTCCCCAATATTATAAATTGTAGATGGATTTACATGGTCTAGGTATCTGTCAACCCACATATCATTTTTTTCACACCATGCTTCTATTTCTTCATATGTTCCATATACAAGTGTGCCCATTTTATAATCATCACCGTTTGCATGGAGAACTCTTGCAATTTCTTGATGTGATATACAATTAGATGTCATTACTTTTTATCTCCCTCAACCAATCTCTATAAGGAACTGGTTTTTCTGTTGTTGTTAAATACTTTTTATATTCTTCTTTGTTCTCTTTCGATTTAGTCATGGTGTTGACCCACTCTGTAGATGAGTCTTGCCAACGTTTACTATTTTCTGTCATAAACCTAATATGAAAGTTAAAGGGATAAAAATATATAATCCCCAAATTAATTTTTCTACTCTATCGAATTGTTCTTTTGTTGGCATGTTATTCTTCTTCTTCGTTATCATCATATGGACAACCATTGTGTCCTATCATTGATTTGTTTTTTTGTTCTTCTCTCCACCTTAAAAAGTCTATTGCAACTTCTCTAGTTGTGTGGGTTAGTGTTGATACTCTTTCTTTTTTCATTTATAAAATATATGGTCTGTTATTTGAACCGTTTCGTTTAGTGTATTTGCCCAATATGGTTCAACCATGATTGAATGATAATGAGTTGCACCTTCTGTAATATCAGGATACTTACCCATAATGACATCTTGAGCAATCACATATGATTCAAAGAATGTATCAGTGTCTAAAGGTTCGTCTGACTTGCCATCGCAAAACCAACTAAACTGACATTTGTTTCTGACAGGTATCATATTGCCTTTCCAGTTTTCTCTCATCTTTGCTTGATAGACTACACCACAAATATCTTGTGGATAAGCATTATGTTCCATACGATTGAAAACAACCTGTGCAACTGCAACCTTGCCTGCAAGTGGTTGATTGCCCGCTTCGAAGTAAATGTTTTTTGCAAGACAAACTGCCTCACCATTCTCATCAAAAGCCTGAACATTTTGGGGTATCAATAATATAAACATTAAGAATGCACCAAATCCCATTCCACATAAGAATGCCCTAATCAGGCCTGATGATTTAAATGTATCTTTCTCTGTGTGTTTATATGCTGGGTCAACTTTAAGATGTGGCATTGAATGTCTCCGTCCATGCCATGAATACTTGCTTTGCTTGTGCTTTAGTCAAGTCCATGTTTTCTTCTAACCATTTGGGAGCCCCAAACATATTCATTCTTCCCGATTCTCTAATGCTGTCTAGAACCCAAAAGAATTCTTCGACATCAAAAGTATCATCTTTTACTTTTATTTCAGCCTGAATCATTCTTCTTCTTCTGACTCTTCATCCATCCAGTCAAGTGCAGCATCAACATGTGCTTGTTGTGACTCTGATAATGTGTCGTAATTTTTTATTGCTTCTTTTAACCATTCTGGCATATCTTTCTCCTATATTAAATAATCTGGCCCGTATTTTCTCATACCGACAATTTTGTAACCATCAAAAAGGTTTCCTCTTGGAGCATTAAGAGCAGGAGTTGCCCACCCAGCAGCTTTTAACACGTCACCTTCTTTGAAAGTGATACCAGTATTTCCTTTTTGAAATTCAAAACGATTTATGAAACCCCAAACTGATTGTTGGTTTCCACTGTTGGTTATAATTTTTATGTATTTCCTAGACACTTTGTAAAAGTAAGAATAATCTGTAAGAGTTGGGTATTGTGTCAAGTGTTCTTCTAACAAGTCTGCAACCAGTTTGTCACATAGTTGTAATAACTCTTGTTCGGTATTAACCTCGTTTACTAATTCAGAAAGTTTCATATTATCTCCTTGGTTTTTCATTATATACATAGTATACAAAAAAGTGCTAGTCACTGTCAAGGCTTATCTTTGTAAAAATTTTAATAATGCAGTTTGTTCTATTCGTTTCAATTGTTTTATAGATTGTAATCCCCAAGTAGTGCCAAACGTTGTAAGCTTATTCCCAGCAGTCACAGCTGCATTCCACAACTCATCGTCATCTGCAAACACTTCATTCTTCTCTGCAAGTGTTATCATATTTCTACCTATCTCTACAATCTTTTTAACATTAGGATTGTCTTCGTAATACATATTTTACTCCTTTTTATATACTGCAGTTAGTATACAAAAAAGTGATGGGTGTAGTCAAGTAGTTTTATAAAGTTTTTTGAATTTCATCTAGTTCACTAATTTTCTTGTTGATAATCTCAACACGATTAGGCCAATAGATATAATCTTTATCAGAATCCTTTGCAAGATTTTCAAGGAGTGGTCTGATAAAGTTGTCAAGGTTTTTGATAACCTCTGTTGCTGTAGTAGTCTTCTCTATTATTTTTGTATCAACTGATGCAAGTTCATCTGCATCCATAACAGTAAAACCAAAATCATTGTATTCTATACTCATCTTATTTTACCTCTTTCATATCCAAATGCATCATAGTCTGCACTGTAATATGTTTCAGAAAGTTCTCTAACTTCCTCTGTAGTTATTTTTAAATCTTCGGTACTTACATTTTTAAAATGCATGTCAATATATTTATACTCGATTGTTGCAGGTTTGAACGGAAACTTAATATCTAATAGGTCAAAGTTTTTTACAACTTGTTCATCTTTGTCAAAAAAGAATTTGTGTTGGGGTTTGAAATGAACATAGCTTTGGTTATTGTGTATTGTTCGTATAACACTATCTACACTTATTAAGTTATAGAACTGAATTGCACTTCTTAATTTTTGAAATGGATGTCGAGTAATTCCCCACTTTGGTAAATCTTTAATAGTATCCCATTGATTCCAAAATTTTCCATCTTCAATATCTGAATGTGAAGGCATACCATTTTTTATATTTTCTAATTCTACTATTTTTAAACCTTGTGACTGCACTACTCCAGTTATCCAAGTAGAACCACATCTAGGATTGAGTATTAACACTTCTTGATTATCAATTAAAATCATTTGATTGTAATATGTCTTTCACCATCATACGGTTGATGATAAGAATAAGTTATCGATTGACCGTCTACAAAAGGAACATCATCTCTATCTAACACGATGTATTGTGAGTCGTTGTGAGGGTCTAATTCTTTTGATTGAGGAAAACCATTCTCTTTATAAAAGAATGTGTTATACTTGATATCAGACTTTCCTAAAGGTGTTGCAGATATGTAGAGAGTATCTTCTTCCACACTTACATAGACATAATCTATATCATGCAACGAACCGATGAGACACGAAAAGTCCCATGGTATATTAAAACGTAAATGATTTATTTTGTCTTTTAATTGAGAATGATAAAGGGGACTAGAATAGTTTAAGTCAAATGACCCAACTGTATTAGTAAAATCCCCCATCTTGTCTGTTAACGTCCTTTTCATTATCATCTTTATCCGTGGTAGTGCTAGAAACAAAACCTTCACTGTCGGACAATTCAGTTATTAGTTTTTCACTTTGTTCAACAAATGAATCTATCATTCCCTGTTTGGTTGTGTTAACATCGATATCGAAATTAAATTTATCTGCAGCTTCTGATATTTTTGCTTTAGTCATTCTGTTTAAATCTTTTACATCGGGTATTACAATTTCTTCAAACTCTTCTTCTTGAGTAACAACTGGTGGTTCATCTAAAACTTTAACATTCTTTAAACTAGGTGCATTACCACCTGTTATGATTGGTGCAGAAGATTTAGGTTCTTCTTTAACTTCTTCTACTGGTAAGTCTTCTTCATCAACTGCATTAGCAACTGATTCTACTTCTTCAAAAAACTCTTCAGTGCCTTTTGCATCTTCGGGAACGTCTAGTATGATTTCTTCAACTGGTTCATCTTCATCTTCTACTTTCTTAAGAGCTTCTAAATCATCTGACTCGTCATGTTCAGTTGTTGGGAAGTCTTTTTCTTTATCTAGAAACTCTTGATGTGCAGTAAAGGGAACTGTAGTTTCTGATTGAGGAACATATGCATCATCGACTGATTCTTCTTTTATCTCATGAGCTGTTTTCATTTGTTCTGAAATATTGTCGACTGAAGGTTCTGTTACTGGATTTAAAAGTCTTGCAACCTCGAATGCTTTACTTGTTTTTTTAGGTTTAACTTCTTCTTTGACATCTTGTTTTGGTTCTTCTGTAGATACACGAGTTTCTAATTCACTAACTCGTATCTCTGCTTGTTTACGTCTTTGTCTTTCGGAAGTAAGTCTGTCTTCAAGTTCTTGAAGTTTATCGATTTGTGCTTGTAGGATTTCGTTTCTACGTTTTGCCTCTTCTTCAGCTTGTTCTTTTAATAGGATTTGTTGTGTTGCTTGTTGCCATTGTGAAAAATTATTTAATTCTGCAAGACAATCTTTTCTAATGTTAGTTACAACTTCCATCTCTTCACCCTTAAGTGCACCTCTTGAAAGTGCAACCTCGACAAGTTGTAAGATACCTTTCACATCATCAAAGGTGATGTGTGACATAGTATAAGTTTTGGGAACTTCTACTGGTTGTGGGGTTTCCTGCTCGGGTAGTTTATACCCACCTTCTACATTATTTATTTCACTTGACATTTTTTACCTCATTAAAATCCATGGAGTCGTGCTCGACTAGAAATTCTTACACATAGGGAATTGTATAAAACTTCCCACTTAATTATGTATAGTCTCTGACGACTAATAATATTTATATTCTATAAAAGTTCAGGAAATGCATTTGAGACAAGATTTTTAGTAATTGATTTAAAAGGATTTCTTTTATCTTTTACTAAATCCATCAACTCTGCTTCCCTTATTGATATACCTTCTAATAACTGAATCCACATGTTCTCTCTTTTAGTTAGTGGAACTTGTTCAGTTACATAATATTTAAATTTTGTAAATTCAAATCTTAAAGCATTCTCTGCAAGGTCTGTTGCAGGTGCATCGTTTTTATTGAAAGGTGTTGGCCCTTCGGGTAGAGTAGATTTGATGTTGTCATCAAATATCCATTTCAATACTGGTTTGACTGCACCGTTTCTTGCACTATAATAACGCAACCCATTGATTGCTTTATCTTCATCTTCAGTTGCAACGATATTTGTTTGACACAATATTTCGTATACGTCTGCATTGTTAGTTAGAGTTCTTCTTTCAGTCTCTAATTCCATTAAAGGTTTATTAGGTGCACCCTTTGGTCTACCTCTTCCTTTCTTCTTTTCTTCTGTCATAATTTCCTCTGTCATAATTTAAAATCCTCTGCGTGATTAAGTAACTCGTTTAACCTGTGTGTTCTTAAGTAGTCAAAAACCTTTCCTTTCACTGGAACATTTTTATCATACTCTATTAGAATTTTTTTCTCTAAATCTTCAGGAATAAATTCTAGGTCAATTAAAGTTTGGTTTCTTAAATAGTTTCTATAGTATTTATCATCCTTTTGAATGTCTATTCTTAAGTATGTAGTAAGAATATTTTTTCTTAAAGGTGTTTGACGTGTTCCTGTATCAAACACATCATCTCTTGATAGAATGTTTGGGACACCATCTGATTTATCACCTTTGAGTATATGTTCTTTTAAAAACAACGATGGGTTTTCACAATCAACGAATCGGTTGAGGTTTGGACTCCATTGAGTAACGTAATCATACTTTTGTAATTGTTGAAAGTCTTTATCACCACTGATGATAAGAACTTCTTCCGTTGCATGTTTGGTTATCACTGCAATGATATCATCTGCTTCTGCAGATTCAACATACATGTATCGATACGGAAAGTTTTCTTTGATTTCCATTTTGACTTTGTGTAACGTGTCGAAGATAAGTTGCCAATCTAAATCTGATTGTTCTCTTGCTTTCTTACGGTTGGCTTTGTAAAGTGGGTAGAAGTCCTTTCTCCAAGTGTGTGCACTATCGGTGCACAATACTATTTCTCCGTAATCGTTCTGATATCTCTTTTGATAGTTACGAAGAGAGTTGAGTATCATGTGTCGAACTAAATCTTCACTTACTTCTCCATCATTAACTTTGAGTTGTGCCATCATACCTGCGATGACGGTTTGAGTAAAATCAATTAAAATCATGTATTCATTATAATATAAAGTAAGTGTTCTGTCTAGATGGTTTTACTTGTTTCTTCTTCTTTTGTAACCTGTTCCCGATTCTATTTCTGCAACTCTTTCTGCATGTCTTTTTTTCATTGCCTTTATATTTCGTCTACGTCTTGAATCTTGTAACCATTCGTTAGTATGCTTATCAATATACTTGTCACAATCTGTCTGCATTGTTTGAAGAAACTCTATGTATTTCTGTTTCTGTTTTGCA